TGGACTTCCCAACCTCTTTCTCAAGACTCTTCTCAAGATCAAGGAGCATTTCACGACGGGCGAGAAGAGTTATTAGAAACGCATCGTCCCTCGGCGGTGCTCCCTTCTTTGCTTCACCGTCCTTCTTCACTCCTATCTGGCCGTCCAGGGCCATGCGCTCGCGTTGGTAGTCGTAGAAGCACCGGGTGTTGATTCGTAGCGACTCCATTTGCTGCGCTGTGAAAGTGCGCTCTTCGTCTTTGGGTGTCTCGTGCCCGATGGCTCGCTCTGGATCGATGGGTGCCTCGGTGTAGATGGCTCGCTCCCCTTGGCTGGGTGTCTCGGCAACCGTGGCTACAAAAGTCATTTCTTCCCTCTCTTCTCAAAAAATTGCCGTACGGTGTCCTCGCTAAGTCCGTTGGCCCTCGCCATCATACGGCGAGCTTCTGTCATAACGGCTACCCTCTCCTTCATATTCATAGGAATCTCGCCCTCAAGATCATCCAACCTAAACGGCAACTCCACAACCGTTATCCTTGGTGACCTCCCCTTCATATCTTTATGACCTCTTGTGCGAACGTCTTGGGAGACATAAGGTGACTTTCCCATGTATAGTCAGTCTTGGACTTCACATCGAAACAAACTATACCAGTGTCGATTACACCGGAAAACTTCCGTGACCCATACTTTGTCCATACCAACATGGATGGTAGAGTCATCATCATTTTGTCCGGTCCACCGGCATAGTTGAAATAGTGAACGTGCGACCGTAGAAACAAGTCTGCGTCTGGCTGCCCTCCACGAACGGACCATTCTCGATTCCACATCTTGTCTCTGGCTACAGCCGTATGCCTGCCGTAAGGGATAACAGAACTGGAGACAAAGTGCTTGTAGTCAATCACAAGACCGTTTACATCTCTCCAATCGTGTCCAGAAATTGAAGCGCAGACCTCGCTCGCAATCACGTCCTCCCAATCCTCTTCCTTGCCCGTGTGATATCCTGTCCCATAAGACATCACAATCTTTTTCGCATGCATCTCCTTTATGCATACAACAGCCATACTGGACTGCTCGCGCCTGTCTGACGTTAGCAATTCAGTACCGCCGGAAGCCTCGCCCTTCCCGTCGATGGCGTCACCATTTACAATCAGCAAATCTACGGGTTGAAGCGCCTTGCAAACTGCGGAATACCATTCCCACATCGTGTGCTGAATGAGAGAAAAATGGTCTCTTTTATTCTCTCCAGAATTGGGTTGAAACATCCACTGCGGGGGAGTCAATCCGGCCTTGTGCCCACAATGAAGATCACCAATGGCTACTACCCTCTTCATAGCCCCATCGGTTTCCATTACAACTCCTTCCCTTTTTCGAATCTGTCTTTTACCATCCTGTCAATTGTGTCCTTGTCAAAGAACGAGATCGTCTGACCCCTTGAATCATCCGTCGCCATCTTCCGAACCGGCTTTACCTTGGATCGCCGGAGCCACTTGTGAACGGAGCTTACGTCTCGTCCAAGGCGAGAAGCAACCTCCTTAGCCGTTATGTATTCTTTCATGCCCCAGATAATACCATGCCATGCCAAGCCTGTCAAGTGCTTTCGTCCGATTCAAACAGGCTCAACCCGTCGTCGTCCTCGGGTTCTTCTTCCTCCCGGCGCCGCAGCTTTGCCTTCTGACCCACAACCCAAGGCTCGTCCACGGCCTTGCCGTCTGAATAAATCATAAGTGCATCGCAGCAAACGGACCGAAGTGTCCACTTACTGTCACGCCTTTCCCATCCACAGATGGCTTCCTTCTGACAATTCTTACAGCGCAACACGACCCCTCCTAATTTTATCCCCGGCGTGGATGGCCTGCGCCGCATCCACCCGCGTCTGCGAATCACGGGATATAGTCATGTCGCTTAGGACGCTACGGTAATGGTCCCGTTCCTTCATAAGCAACCGCAACTTCTCGTCAAGTGCTTCAAATAGAACCCGTGTCGTATCGTCCATCATGCCTCCCTAAGCAGTAGCCGGGTTACTGCCCACACCATTTGACTCTATGAGGGATTGTCTGCGTCACTATTCAAGCCCTCTTCCAGAAAACAGAATGATTCGCACTCCCGCCAACGGCGGGCTTACCATACGCCCGGCTCGCACGGTATAGCGGGGCGCAGATTCGAACTGCGTCGGACGGCTTATGAGACCGCCCCGTCTCCAAGACTCCCCGCGAAGTGTCATTTCAGTTCGGCCCTCCGCTCCTCAAGCAGCGCAGCCAACTCTGGGTTGGAAAACTTGCGTGGCTTGGAGTAGTCGGCGTGGAGACGGTCTATCTCCTCCCGGCCCCACACCCTCTCGGCGTATCTCAGCAGTGGCATAGGGTCGTATTCATGAGTCATGTTGCAACCCCGATCTTGCCGATACAAGTTGCGCTTGTCCCACCGGGTGGAGTAGGCGACACGGGAGAACAGGTGCCCGCACTGTGGATACTCTGTGCTCCCGCAGCAGACACACCGGTCGAAGTGCTTCATCACCCACTCCCGGCACACCGCATCCAAAGCCTTCACGAGCTTGCGGCGCTCCGTGGCGCGAGTCTTGACAGCACCTCCACGCTTCTTGCTCATCGCCTCCCCTTTCAGTATTGACAGTTCCCACCACCGCTCGATTGTTGCGGGGGGAGATCCATCGGGACCAGCCGCGCCGGCTTCCGCCCTTCCTCTTTGACAGCAGCACGGGCCTCTTCGCGGACCATCACGCGGATCGCTGCGAGCAACTCATCCATCTGTTGTTTCTTCACGCTCACATCCTTTGGCTGGTTTGCCAGCCGTCGTAGTATCGCCCGTCGTAGTACAACACACGTTTGTCGTGCGGTGCCCGCGCCACCTTCGGCCATCCCCTCATCGGCGTCTGGAGACCGCACATCTGCCGGAAGTTCACCGCCACGCCGTCGATTACCGCGCTCTTGTTGCAGCCCTCGACAAACGGGTTCTCGTTCAGCCCGTGCGCGTGCTCGAACATCGGAGCCAGACTGACGAACCGCTCCGCGTCGTTCTTCAACTCCGAGAAACGGACGCTCCATACGCCCGTGTCCTTCGCCCACGCGAGGTATTTGTGCACCGCCAGTTCGTCTGCTACGTGTCCGAGGATGATGTTGCAGTTGAACCGCACCTTGATCCCACGCCGTCGTAACTCGACCACGGCCCACTCCAGCGTCTCCTGATCCAGCACGATGCCCGTGATCTTCTGGTTCCGCCCCAGGTCGCTGTCGTGGATCGACACGTTGATCCCGGCCAGCCCGTCGAGCGTGCCCGCCACGAACTCCGCGTTGAACCGCGTCCCGTTCGTCGTCAGGTACATCGCCTTGTCGTCTCGCGTCTCGCGGAGCAACGGCTTGAGATCGGGATACAGCGTCGGCTCCCCGCCGAGCAGGATCACGCTCTCCGCGCGGTCCTCGCGGATCAGCTTCGCCAGCGTCGAGTAGCCCACCCGCGCCTCCGGCTTGAACCCGTCCTTCTCCACGCACCACGCGCAAGCGCCGTCGCACTTCTCGTAGAGCATCACCTCCAGCCAGTTGTCGAAGGCACCGCCGCAGAAGTTCTCGGGGTTGGGTACGCTCACAGCAGCCCCTCCCCGCGATTGAGTCCACCACCACGGTCGAGCACTTCCTCGCACGACGCCGTGCGGTACTCCCGGCGCGGCCCTGCTTGCCGCCACGCCGGAACGTGTGGATGCACCCAACCATCCGGCCAGCGCCAGTGCTGCGGGTACTTCCGCCACGCCTTCATGCGATCCACCCGGTACTGCTTGACCGCCACGCTCACGGGATCACCTGCACGAGAGCGATGGCACCGGCAGAATTCTGCCTTGTCACCACGAACGTGTGCCCGCCATCGGTGAAGGTACGGTAGTACACCCCGCGACCAAGGTTCACCCACGGGTCCGGGCCGGTCTCCGCTTCGGGCGAGCCTGAGGCGAACGCCGCCACCGCGACAGCCGCACACAGGAACGCTATCAGCACAAAGCCGACAGCAACGATGGCCGTTCTTTGCTCGCTCACGGTTCCTCCCATTTCACGATCGCTGTTCCAGCCCCGTCGCCGTAGCCGACCGCCACCATATACTTCGTCCCGTCGATCTCGTACAGGTACATCTTCGCGTAGGACACGGTGTTCGACTCCAGCAGCTTGATCCGCGACACCGGCACGACCTTCTCGACCGATGCCGTTACCCGCCGTGTCGCCTGCTGCTCCTGCTGCCCGTCCGCTCTGGAAAGGACAACAACAAACGTCAGCACCGCCAGCGCCACGGCGACGGCAATCCACACGATAGTCCTTCGCTGTTCGCTCATATCACCACCTCCCTACTGTGTTGTCGTTCGATTCGCGTGCCTTCGCCGCGACTTGCCGCTCGGTGATCCGCCCGATCTTGTAGCCGCAGAACCACAACCCCGCCGCTGCCAGCGACACCACGATCACGTATGTCAGACCGGCCATGGTAACATCTCCGCCATCGATAGCGCCGCCACTACGACGCCGACCACACACCAGAATCGCAGCGACACCGCTGCGACCAGCCATTTCTCTTTCGTGCTCATAGGTTCTTTAACTCCCACTCGTAGTCGTGCTCCCACTGCTCATCCGACTCCGACAACGGCTTCGGTTCCTTCTGCGTCACCCATCGCACGGTTGTGATGATTGCCAAGATCAGAGCGCCCGCACCCCACGGTGGCAACAGGCAGAATCCGATTAACCAGAAGTAGACGAGCGCTTGCCAGATTCCTCCCCCCGCCTCCGTAGTGAACATCAGAACCGACGTGCCAGCGTAATAGATCAGCCCGACCAGCACCCCGAGCACGATCAGCCACCGCCGCGTCATCTCTGACAACGCATCCCACCGTGCTTCAAGCGCGTCACCCGGTTCACTCCACAACGTTGACCAGTCCTTCATCTCCTTGTTGCTCATCTGTCCTCCGCCCATCCGTCGATCTGCATGTGCCGGATCACCGTGCCCTTCGGGACGTGGAGCCTGTTTTGGCAAGTCCAGTATTCCTGCTCCAGATACGGCTCTCCCTCCGCCACGTCCTCGTAGATTACCGTGTCTCTCGCTGACAGCTTCTTTCGCTGCAAGCCGCCGTCGGGAAGCTGACAGAACACGAAGTAATACTCCGTCTCCGAGATGAACCCACTACCGAGCACGAACGATCCACTCACCGCGCTGTCGTTGAACACACTGACGACCGGATACCGTTTCCAGTCGACGCATCCGGCCAGCACGGCAACAGCAACCAGAATAACCAACAGCCTCTTCATCCTACCCTCCCCACCCCGAAGTGTAGCATGGAAGCCACCGTAAGTGCAAACAAAATAATGAAGCCAACCACGATTGCGGCGTCCCGCTGCTCGTGCGTCCACCCCCTACGCCAATGACGTACTGCCCTCAACATCACATCCTCCTCGCTACATAGAGAACACCGTTAACATCCGTCACGAGGATGTACCCACGGGTCCACACCTCCCACGCACGGCGACAGAAGGCAAGGTGTTTCGCCATACCTTCGCGGTCGGCCACGATGAGACATAGCGCCATATCCGCCGCATCCCTCGCCGCATCCACCGCCGCATCCCTCGCCGCAGCCCTCGCCGCATCCCTCGCCGCATCCCCCGCCGCAGCCCTCGCCGCATCCCACGCCGCAGCCCTCGCCGCAGCCATCGCCGCATCCACCGCCGCATCCCTCGCCGCATCCCTCGCCGCATCCCTCGCCGCATCCACCGCCGCATCCCTCGCCGCAGCCCTAGCCGCAGCCCACGTATCGAACACCTTCCACGCCTTCAGCGGCTTGGCGTGGTTGTCCAGCCACTTCACCGTCTTGATTGACTCCACGAAGTCCACCGCATCCAGCCACCACTGCGGATGCTTCACCTCCCGTAACAGCCGTGCAGAACTGAACGCAGTCTTGTCGTCGTCGCCGTCCATGCCACCGCGCCCTTCGGCCTCGTAGCACTCGCACCCCAACGAGTACCACTTGAAAGGCTTCGTGGTCAGATGTAGCCCGTTATGGCACTTGGTCACATCACCCGTAACCGTGTGCCACGCCCCCGGCTCCCCACCCTCGGGCAGAGACCACTGCATGGCCCCGCCGTTGCACGAAGCGCCAGCCTTGAGCACCTTGTACCACTTACCCATCACGGCCTCCTCAACTTAGCCGCCGTCACAAACCTCTGCCGCTCAATCTCGCAGAGGGAGATGTCATCGAAGCAGAAACTATGGGAATTACCCGGTCCCCCGCTCTTTGGTGAAGCCTGAAACAGATACACCACATCACCCGTGTACTTGTCTTTCCACGGTTCCGGCAACGTAGCCCTCGGCATGGTCATCATTCCCGACACAAGGAAAGCCTCGTCAACGTAGACTTCGTAGTCCGTTAGCGTTGCGTGTACCGTGTGCCACCCTTCGGCCTTGGTCTTAGTAAACACTCCCATCACACTCCTCCATTCCTTCCCGGATGCGGCCTGTGTTTCAAACCCCTTGATGCCTTATAGTACCGCCGCAATTCCAACAACTGCGTCCTAACCGACTTCATGTCTATACCAAGTTCAGTCGCTATGTCAAACGTCGATACACCCTCCTTGTCCATCCTTACCATAGCCCCTATCTCTGCATCAGAGTATTCAGGGACGGCCACCTTGTCTCGCCCATACCTAACCACCACCGTTGTCGCCGGTGAGCCGGTAATGACGTTATCCCAACTCTTAGGTCTGTCGTAGATACGTGTGTTCATGCCTTCACCACCTTCCCACCGAGCTTTGTCATTATCAGCCCCATGGCCTCACTCACTTGCCTACGGGACAGCCACCCGTCTCCCCTTGAGTCCTCTACTATCGGCCAGGACTTTATCATTTCCCAAGTAACAGCCGGGGCCTCCGGCCCCCCACGGAGAGGAGGAGGTGCGTAGGCATCCATCCGCTTCGCAGCGTCCTCCGCCAAGTCCATCATGTCGTTGACAGAAGGTGGCCCCATCTCCTTCGGGCGCTTCTGCTCAAGCACCTCAAGCAGCGCAGCACGGAACTCGTTGGTCTTGGAGGCTGCGTACTGCGCCTCCTTGGCCCACCCGTCACTCTTCCCGTACATGGCCGACACCCTACGGGCAAACTCCATGGCTGTCACAGTCCCATCATCTCTTTCTCGCACTCAGGGTGCGTACACATGGCCCCCGTGTGCGTGTTCAGGTGCCCCTTCGGACACGTCCACCCACGTACAGCAGCCTTCGCCGTAGTCTCCACCTTCTCTACCTTCGCAGTAACCCAATCACGCCACGGCTCGTTAGGCCCAAGGAACGTACCCGGGAGCTTGATAAACTGCACCTCGGTGCGCGCCTTCACAACGTGGCGAGCGTAATTAGTAGCAGAGGTGAGTAAGTCAGCGTCGGTAGCCCCTTGCTTACGGGCGGTCTGGTAGCACTTGAGTGCGCGCTTCTTCTCGGCCTTCCGTGGGTAGACAGACCAAAAGGACTCAAAGGAAGCGTCTAGTGTTGTAGTCTTATGTTGTTCTCTCTGTATAGAAGATTTGGTGGATTCCATCTCATTGATTTGAGGTTTTCCCACAAATTGATTTGAGGGATTCCCCCATAATGATTCGAAGGTTTCCCACCTAATGCGGTAGTTCATCTTAGGCGGTATGCCTTTTACTTTGGTTTCAATTACGCCAACGCTAACAAGACGCTTACGGGCAGTCTCCTGTTCCCACCTTGTAAGGCCTGTCTCGTCGTACATGTCTTGTGTTGTCTTGTATATCCAACCATCCCATTCACGGATTGCCTCTATACGATACCAGTGGGAAAGTTGGCAAAACATTACGGCAGGAGTAACGCCGCCCAGCTTGGAGGCGAAGATCGGGAAATAGGCCACGGGACGCCCAAGCATCTGAAAGAACTCTGTGACAGAAGCACCTGTCTGCATATCGCTCCCTAATGGTGAAGGCCACATGCATGTCTGTGGGGGCTTATTTCCACGCCGGGATAGGGTCCGGCTGACATGCACATGGCCTTCATCACCCCTATCATCAGTGTTGCGGAGCCTATCCCGCAACACTCCTCCCAAGTATGCGGCCTAACGCCGCTCCGTGTCAAGTCTCCACCAATCTATACCTCGCCCACCGCTTCCCATCGCCCCTCTGCGCCTCCGTTATGATACGGTACCCGTCCTTGCGCAAGTCGTTGATACGGGCCGCCAACCGGAAGCACCGGTACTGCCCAAGGGCCTCCAAGGGTGTAATGTCACCGTGCTGCCGTAGGTGAATCAAAATCTGTGTCGATTGCTTTAGGCTCATCAGTTCCTCCCTACCAAATCGTCAGCCAACACACGTACCATACTCTCAAAATCAAGGTTGGGTTCAGGCTTGTACCCTATGTCTAAACCGGACACTTGGATTGTATGTGTCTTAGGGTCAAGGTAACCAATAAACGCCCACCCCATTCGCAATCTGTCTGTTGTAATGCAACGGGTAACTCGCCCATGCTCATCGACAAGGATGAATATGGTGGGCACCGTAGTCACCATCAGTTCCTCCCTGCCAACGTCGCCTTCCACTCCGCACGGCTCATCCCGTAGGCTATGAGCTTGGCGCAAGCCAAGCCTTCCTTCCACATCTTCAGCCGTGCCCTCCGTAGCCGGTAAGCCTTTATTCTACTCACGCCTTTCCTCCACTCCTCTTAGCACTGCCTCCAGTACAGCAGCGCCTTGCTCGGTGGCGTGTAGGCTCTCCACTCTGGTGAGCCCCCACTGCCACATGACAATCCACCCGCCGTCGATCTCGCCACACCACCGTACGTGCACCGTGCTCGGCTCCGGCGGCACACTCCCGGTCAGTAGCCATGTCAACAGCAGCACGCGCAGAGCACGGCGTATGTGCCGCCACCGCTCCGGGTCGGTGGTGTAGACGAGGCCGAAGCGGAGACTCACACCGCCTCCCATGCGTCGGTTGTCTCGTCGACATCTTCCTGCACATCCCCGTCCACCGAAAACCACATGAAGTACCGCGTTGTCTCACCGCATACAACGAGCACCCATTCGTTGCACCTACCATCCCGCCACACCGGCTTCCCCACGGGTGGGTATGCGTCTCGTAGGGCGGTCATCGGCGCCTCCCGCTACCTTTGCAATCAGGGTTGGGTGCCATGCGTTTCCCACGCCTCCAGCGCCTCACGCGCCCGCCGTACCGCTTCGTCCCTATTCATTCCTCCACTCCCTTCCGGCGTCCGTAGTATACCTTCTCCGGTACGCCTGTATTGACGTTGTACTCTATCAACCATAGCCCATGCAAGTCAGAAAACGCATGGAGCTTGTCTATCATAACGTTGGCCAAGGACGCATCAGCCTCACTCCACGGCCTCGGCTCGGCCTTCTTGAACCACGGGTGTGTGACCTCGGGCCATTCACCTTCCTCTACCAACTCGCTTATCAGAAAGTAAAGGACTTCTATCGCCGTAAACTCACGCCCCGGGAGAGTCAACTGCTCGGCTATGCTTGAAGCATGACCAAAGGCGTGTGTCTGCTGGCTACGGGCACCCGTACTCTTAGGCTTCATCAATCCCCCCTATAGTTCCCTACACGACCCGCCGATGCCGTCTCACGCCTACCCTCAATGACCGGGGCAGACCCCCACCACCTCTCACCATATACAAGGTTCCACTGGTTGTGAAGGTCATGCTCCGCATCGAACCGCCACGGGGTCATCTCCAAGGCATACCCCGAGATATCCTTGTTGCGCCTACGTATCGGGCACACACCCGTTGCAAGCGGGTGAACTGTCACCGAGAATGGAGGCCAAGAAGGGAATCCGGGAAACACTACGTCGATGGCCCTAACGTGGCGGATGTAAGTCACTTGTTCAGCCTCCCGTCAATCTCCTTCTGAACCCACTCGGGCATGTAGTCATCGGGTGTCTCCTGCACCAAAACCTCCATACCCTTCGGGAACGGCATGTAGGCCGAGATGGCTGCGAAGGGGTTACGGTCGGGCTTCTCGATATGCACGATGTTCAAGTACATCTGCTTCCCGTTCAGCGCCGAGGTGTCGAAGGACGACGCCTCCTGCTCTGTGAAGTTCTTGCCTCTCCATGCCTCCAAAGACTTCCTGAGCTTCGCCTTCTCGTTCATGGAAGCCGTGAACTTCTCAGACAGCAGAAACCGCTTGCCCGCCCGGTCCCCCTCGGCATACCGGTGCTCAAGCTCCACCATAAGGCGGCACTTGTGCTGAGGCTGTCCCTCAAAGCCCGGCTGCATTCCAACGTCGATGACTCGGACGCACACGGCACGGCACGGCCCAGCCGGGGGAAGCTCCCTCGGCCCGCTCGATGCGTTTGTGATAATCATTTCTCCTCCTCGGTCTCGGCCCACTCTTGTATGTATTTGGGAACCGGACCACCCTTCGTGATGTTATTGATCCACGCCACGGTGAAGTACCGGGCGTAGGGTCCAAAGTTTTTCTTGGCTGTCTTGCGAAGCAAGCCAAGCCTCCACTCGTCTACCATGAATCTATCCGGCAGCACGGTTGAACTCCTTTGCTTCTGCGCTACCCATACGAGCCCACACCTCACGGGCCTCGTACTCTATATCGGTGAGCAGACTACCACGCAGCGGCTTAATGGACAATAGTTTGGCTGTTTCCTTCGGGCACGTTACGTCAACGTATAGCAAAGAAACTGCGTACCCTGGGAACATGTACCCACCGACACTTAGGTCTATACCGCAAAACTTGAACTTGAGTTCTATCTTGTTCATGCTTCTACCACCGGCCCTACCGGCTCAAGAGATTCGTCGCAACGTGCGCAGTGCTTCCACGCCCCGTGATACTCGGCTCTGCCTTCAACGACTTCCCCGTCAACGTCGTAAAGGTCGGCAGTGTCGGTTACCTGTCTACTGTCGGCTTGGGCCAAGTCACCGTTGGTGTCAACGCAGTCGCAGCAGTAAAACTGCTTGCCGATAATCAGCGCGAGAGTCACCGCGCCACCGCCATAATCAGCTTCTTGGCCAGTTCCTCCACCGTGTCGGCCCCAAGCAGGCGCACGATGTTGCCACTGCACTTCACGGATTGCACCTCAAGGTTGCTGGCGTCACCCTTGGCCCTCACCACGACACGACACCCATTCAGTGTCACCGAGCGAACGATTGTCATTCCCTTGGGCCTCCCGCCCTTCTTGCCATTCTCCCGAGACGCACGGCTCCTTGCCTCGCTCGGGATTGCACGCAAAAGCCGTGCTGCTTCTCTTGCTGTCATACCCTTCATAATAAACCTATCGTCGGGTTTCGTCAAGGGGTTGAGAGAAATAAAAAAGGCCCCCGTGGAGGTGGGGGCCAGGAAGGAATTACGGGTGCAAGTTGGAGGGTAGCACCCGAGTAGTAGTCTACAGGACGGCGGCGAGAAAGGCAAGTACCGCAGCAGCCGTAGCACCCAACCCTATACCGCGCCACACATTACGGGATTTTGTCACCTTCAATAATTGGGCTTCCGCCTCCACTCTGTAAGAGCCGAAGGCCGTTGATAGCTTCAAGAACGAGCCCCGCAGCCTCTCGTGCTCTTCCCGCAGACTCTCCAAGCTGGAGCCCAACTCCTGCCGCAACATCTCGGAGGCGCTCAATCTCTTCTCTACTCCTGCCAAGGTCTCCTCTAAGTCTGCCAATTTCTGCGCGGCTTGCTGCAAGCTCAACGCCAATTCGTCTATTGCTTTCTGTTGCCTCATTAAGTCTGCCTCCAAGTTCGTCAAGATGACGTTTACCTTCAGCAACTTCTCTATTGTACTCGTCAGTAAGTCGCTGGAGGGCTGCGGCGTTTCGTTCGCTCTCAGGGGCAATCCACAGAAGATAAACAGCAGCGCTACAAAGGGCAGCGCCAAGGGTAACGCACGCCAAGATGAGTAGTACACGCTTCACCTAGTGGTCCCGCAAGGCCAACTCGTACTTGCTCAAGACTTCTACGGCCCACTGGGGCACCTTGTCCGGCGCCGGCGGCTTGGCATACACACCCAGCCTTACCATCTCACGCCGGTACAGAAGGCCGAAGTCAATCTCCAACTTCTTTAGGGCGGCCACCATAAGCTCGTTGCGCTCAAACCGTAGCCTGCGATTGGCCCACCGGACCCCTTTGACAACGTGTCGGGTGTAGGCGTTCCACGGGCGCCGTAGCTTCTTGTAGTTGACATTCTTGATTGGTAGAACCGGAAGTTGCTTGAGTCTGCGCCATATCCGGTAGAAGAACGTAACTACGCAAAGCCCTACTACGGCGAACCAATCCATGATGTTGGACCACGCATCCTTAAACCATCTCACGACCTTGTCCATTATGCCTTCTCCCATCGTCCCTTGTTTATGACCACTATGCACGCCGCGCACATGAGGAACGGCTCATGTACACGAATGTCCAATTCATGCTTGGCTGATGATACCTTGCGGCACCGGCAGCACTTCCAAGTCACGCCGTCAATCCCGTAAGGCTGTAACCAGAGAAGAAGGCGAAGGCGATACGGAAGCCAAGATTAACCGGCTTCTGCTTCCCGGCCTTGGCCTCGGCGTCATTCCCACCACGAGCCATCTCAAGCAGGATAAGGACACCCGAAAGAACAGCCGCCGTGATGATACGCGCCGGGTCGATACTAAGGTCGTGCGCCAGCCCACGCTGTACCGCCATCAAGTCGGGTAGGATGCCGTTCACAAACACACCGATAGCGGTGAACAGGATAACAAGAAGGTCGTCGTACCATCGTTTGATAGTCGTCCATACTTTACCCATTCTGTACCTCCTTGGTACATTCGACGCTAATTGCACCGCTACGGTACACTACAGTGTTTCCCAATCATCCGGGTCAACATCTTCCTCATCCTCATCTTCCCACTCATCCGGCCAAGGGATTGCCTCTATGCTCTCTTCGGTCCCCATAGGAACCGTGGGCTCATCAAATACCTCATTCAATATCGTCCAAGTTGATGTCGTAGTCGTCAAGGAACTCTCTAAGAGCATCACGGGCCTCCTGAAATACTTCCTTGTCCTCGTACTTCACCTTGTTGCGAAGCCACGAATCCATATCCCACAAGGCCAAGTAGGCATGAGTGGCGTTAATGGCCCTACGGGCTGACGTAGCCTCATGAGGGTCGCTGTCGTCAAAAGATAACGTTATAGTTGCCATACACACACCTTACACGGCCAAAGCCGCCATAACAATAGCATCCACTGCCCTCCTGAACTTGTGCAGTTCCTCCGGGTGAGCAACCAGAAACCTAGGACAATCCTTTCCGGTAACCATATTGTGCGTGATGATGTTGGTCATTGGGTCAAGGTCATACCGTATGCAAAGGTCTGCCGAGAGCAGCCTTGCTTTCGCTTGGACAATCTGCGTGAACCTACCCGTGGCATCGGGGTGGCACAGTTCTATCCCGATAGAGTGGGTGTTGGCTTGCTCACCGCCAAAGAATGAAGTGGCCCACGGCGTGGCCTTGGCGTGTGGACCGGCATGGTAGGCCACCTCGTTCTCGGGGACACACCGAATTACCTCTTGTGCGTCAATGACGTAGTGGGCGCTCCCGTAGTTGTCTGTAATGTTATCCCAATAGCGCCGGTTGAACTCTGCGCTCGTACCCGGGTTGCCAACGTAGTGGATTACCACGGCTTTCACCTCGCCCATAGGGAGTCCCGGGCGAGCCCATGGAGAAGGGTGCAGCAGAGATTCTCGTATCATACCACCGCCTGCACGATGCCGATAACGGTGGCTGTCAACCCAACAGCCCCGACTGTCATCCCACCGACCTTCCATAGGAGTTTCCGTGCTATGTCATGGGTCAGCATCGTGGCCTCGACTTCATCCAACCTCTTCGCGTGCTCTCCAACGTGATCGGCGATCCCCGGCAATCCGTTGCCAAGGATGCTCTGCTCGATCTTGCCGTGGCTCTCCACGAGCGAGTCTATCTTGCCGGCAAGGTCGTCCAGTTGCGTTATCATCCGCTCAATCAGCGGCCCCTTGTCGCAGGTGTGTTCAGCCATGGTGACTCCTCATAGGTAGACCAGACAAACGAAGATATACACGGTGCTCACGTCCGCGTTGTCTACTGCGTAGGCGAACTCATAGCTTGAGTTGAGCGGGACAACAAACCACGTCCATCCGAATATGGCTGTCGTTGGATTCTGAGTTACGGCATAGGTGTTCCCACTCCTGTCTTTGATTGATATGGCCCTACCCGCCGTCGTGGCGCTCCGCATCTGCACATACCCTGCGACGGCCTTCGTACCCTCAGGTACGTATGCAGCGCACGGGACGGTGATGTCGGTAGTCACCGCTGGGTCGGCTGCGCTTACTACGGCTACCGGCGTGATCTTATGGGGTATACCAATTGGAGTCGCAGTCCCGCTCTTGTCCAGCTTGAACGACGCCCGCGCCGTCCGGGTTATCTCCCCCTCCAGCCGCAGCTTCCCCTTTATTACTACGTCGTTGGCAAAGGTCTTTGTCCCGTACAGGACTTGGGCAGCAGAGGTAAGGAGGCCCATTACTCTTTCCTCTCCGGCTTGCCGCCGAACAGGGGCCAAAGGCTGGCTTCGTTTATCGCCTTTATCGTCCTGCTGATTAGTACGGCAGGCCCGCCCATAACCCTAATGACTTCCGGGAGCACCGCGTATACCCCTTGAAGAACCTCTTGCAAGTCAGCGTCCTTGACGCCTTCTGCGGCCTTGGCCACACCTTGGGCGGCTTTATACAGAGGGCCAACGTATGCCGACTGCGACCCGTAGATACCACGCCCTTCTATGAGACTTGAAAGTGGGTCGCCAATAAACGGGACTGCGGCAACGAACGTAGACAATATGTCGGTGGCCAACTCCTTGAAGTTGACAGTCCCATCGTCCTTGCGCGGCAACCTCTTCCTTCCGATAACACCCATTACGATTCCGGTAGTGACAAGACCACTGAGAGTCTTGGCAGTAAACACTGTCCGTTGAATGGTCCGCGCCGCCGACTTCGGGTCGTTCTTCTTGTACAGATTCATGTCCGCCATCATGTTGGCGTTCTGATTCAACTGGTTGTAAAGCATGTGCGCCAATCGCCCGGCATCCGTTTTGAGAATGTACGGCAATACAATGGCATCACCCTGCGGCTGCACCTTAAGGGTCTCCTCCTGAGCGCGTTCTACCGCCTCCGCTTCAGAAAGGCCCTCGTCTATAGCCGTGTCGTATACAGCCTTCCAACCTTGGAGAATTGTAGCGCCGTCAACAGCGCCGAGCAGCTTGCTGCCAAGCTCTGCAAACTTCTGCTGGACATTTTGTATCCCGGCAAGCCTGACCCACTCGTCAGCCTTGATAGACTCAAACACTTGGTCCATTAGTCTGTCGAGAACGAATGGGTCTCTTGAAGTTACGAAGTCGTACAAGGTCTCGTCCGTACCGAAAGCGCGATTGGTTATCCCCTGGAGCATTCCCTTGACGGCTGTCTTTGCGTTTATGCTTCTACTGTATTGGAGTATCCCGATGATGGGTAAGTTTTTGAGAATCGTTGTCGGGTTGAGAGTGATGCCGCCAGCGATGATACGCCCGCGCAACTTCATCAGCGCCCGCATCATGGGCTCCATCGTGTTCATGCTCGCCGGATTGGCCGAATGGACGATGTGTTTCTTCATCATGTCCACGATGTCCCTACCGTAAGCACGGGTCAGTTGGGCATTCACTTCCTTGTCAGCCATGATTGAGTTGGCCATCTTCACAGCCCGGTACAGCCCCATCAGGCGCTCTTGCTCCTTGATGGAGTTTTCAAATATCTGCATGGCGTTCAAGTGCAGCTTAACCACGGCGCCCGTTCTGGATTTGAGAAAGTCCTTCGGCATAGCCCCCAACCCGGCTTGCGGATACCGTGTCTTGAATTCTTCAATGACAGCGTTAGGGTTGACGCCGAAGCCGGGGTTCTCCCCCACCTTGGGGAAGTAGTTTTCCACTACCTTGAACGGAACGCCCACCTCGTCCATGGCGAACTCCATTAGACGGTTCAAGTCGTTGCCACGATACGAGTCTATCATGTAGTCACCAAGGGCCATCATCTTAGGACCGATGGCTTTCTTGAAGTCCTCTATGTGCTGCTCTGTGAAATTGTTACCTTCGGGGTCAGTAAGAGAGTTGTGGGTGTCTTCATTCTGGGACAGGATGTACACCCCAAGTCCTTCCGCCCCGTTGTACAAGTTGCCACCTACGGTGAAAACTCTCTTTATGTCAGATTCCTTGACGCCAAGGCTCTTCATCTTTTCGTGCCAAGCCGTAAGGCGGCGAACCGCGTTGACCTTCGATTCCCCTACGCCGTTCTTGAAAGCCGTCCACAGATACTTCTTGAAGGTCGCACCTACCATTTCCGGCCATCGGTTGGGACGCAGATTGGCGAAGTTGGCCTTACCGATAAGCCCGGGGCCGCGCTGCATCTTAGCTTCGGCCTTGCCACCCCTCTGCTGGGGGATCGTCTTCTTCGGCTTGTTGGCGGCAGCTTCCAGACGAGCCTGCTCTTTGACCTTTGCCGTTTCTGCTTTCCATTCAGCGACCTTGGCCTTGGTAGCCTTAAGCCCTTCTTCCCTTATGGCTTGAGCCTGCTCGTACAGAGACCGCAATTCACCAACCGTCAAATCCTCTATCGCCTTGGCGTCGAGAACACGTCTGACCGTAGGCGGGGCTACGCTGTTCTTGTCTATGCCGTAGTTGTAAAGGACGGTCTGCGCCTCTCGGATATTCTTGCTGATTCGGACATGCCAATTCTTCTGTAGTTCAGCAAGCTGTGTGGCAGCCCGTCCACCTATCCCCGCCGTAGCCTTGTGCATGAATCCCGTTATCAGAGCCTTGGCCAACTCCACCTTCTTGCGAATGTTGAGTTCAGTAACTTCGTCTGTCCCTTGCTTGACTACCGACATGTCGCCAATAACGTTCTTGACCGTCTCGGCATCAATGCCTCGAATGTTCCCCGTGTACCCTTCTGCCGTCTCGGCGGTAAGGTTGTCTACCCTGCTCTTGCCCCACCACAGATCACGGGAAGATTCCTCGGCTTTCAGAGCTTGGTCTATTTGGGCGTCGGCATTCTGGGTCTCCATCTGCTGGCGCTCAAACGGTGTTGCGCTTGCCGGTATCTCCTCAAGAACCGGCTTGGGGACAGCTTCGTATACTCGTTCGTAGTATTCCTGAGTCTTAATCAACTCCGGGTTAATAGTCCTCGCCCCACGGCCCTCGGCTATAGCCGGTATCTCTATCGTAAGGGTTTGGACTTGGCTCACGAAGTCGTCCACCGTGCCGCCGGAAGAAACGACATCCGCAGCCATGGCCGACAGTTCGCCTCTTAGCTTCTTTTCCTCTTGCGCCCACACCACACCGTTTTCAGCATGAGCCGCTAACACTTCCGACGCCACCCACTCACCCTTAATTACCTCGGCGTGGACCGTAGCTTGGGGGTTCTCTCTAATGATTCGGTTGCGAGCCGTATCGGGGACTGCCGGGGCTGGAGTGCCTTCGGGGGCTACAACGGCCTCTGTAGGGGCAGGAGGAGCCTCTACGGTGGCTTCCACGGCCCGTGCCTGGGCCTCTGCCTGCTCTGCCGCCATCCCGGCAGCAAAGATGGCATCCTTGGCCTTGGCCGCTTCTACTAGAGCGATAGCCGCCTCTGCCGTGGGTGCCGTAGCCATCGTAGCCTTGGCTTCCGTAAACGCACTCTCTACCGTAGCCGTAGCAGCAGTACGAGCCTCGGGTGGGGCCGTAGGGTCTATTGCTTGCTCTACAGCATCACGAATAGCAGAAGGAGGAGTGACTACGGCGGCAGGAGCCGCACCGGAAGTCTTGGCCGTTGTCTTGGATTCACCAATCCCACGGATACCTTCCGTCAAGCCGGGGAGAATACCAGCAGCGAGGAACGTAGGCCACTGCTGAAATACTTGCTTGTATCTTGACGCCAAGTCCTGTTCCTGCTCAACCGAGTATCCTTCGGATTCGGCTTGGATACGGGCAGCCTTCTCAGCAAGAAACGTAGTTGTCTCTTGGGTCAGTTCTTCCCCTAATTCTTGCCCACCGCCGCCAATGACTTTGGCCGCAGCCCTTACCGCAAGCTGCGTCAACGCACCATCCCATCCCAATCGTTCGCCAAGCACCTTCAAGACGCTCTTCGCTTTACCCTTGAACGGCCCAAGCAGTTTTACCAAAGTGGCGTCGCTTAGAAGCTCAATACCCGAATTGATAGCGCCAGCAGTATCAGAGTACGGGCCAGCCAGTTCATGCGGCACCCCGGCGTCTATCATTTTCCAATAGGCAGACCCTCCCTCTTGTCTACCAATCCCGGTAGCCTGGGTAGCCGTCTTGGTTAGCAACTGAGCTTGCTTTCGGAACTGGAACGTCAGCGCGTTCTTGGTGAACTCGTAGATGGTATCGCCAATCTGGTTTATCAGATTAGGGTTGCGTCCAGGCGCAGCCAGTTGCGACCCAACCGTCGCTACCTGTTGCCCAGCCAAGTTGACTGCACCAAGGCCAATCCTGCCAAGAACATTTCGCCTGGATTGGTCCCCGCTTGGAATCTGCGCTTCAAGTTCCCGGGCCTCTTCTCGCAACTTGGCCCGTTCGTCCGGGTCAGCCGTGCTTCGCGCCTTGCTCCCAAGTTCACCTATGCGATTCTGGAGCATAACGGTTTTCCACTCATCCGATATGGCGACCCCGTAGCCTTTTAGTTTGGGATCGGATGAGTTACTCATCGCCTGCGCCTGACTCATGGCTTGCCACACCGGAACGCCCAACCCTTCGGAAAGGGCTATGGCGGTGTCGTAGGTGGACTGCACCTTGTCTGGTTCAGAGTGTTGCGCCGCAAGCCCCGCCGGGATAGGCGGGAGTGACGTGGGGATATCTTGCTGTATCGAAGGCAGCGGCGGTAACGTCTCTTCGGTAATAGGGACTACTGACGGAAGAGGCGGCAGTTGAGGAGTGGTATCTTCTACCGTTGTTGGGAGTTGAGGGAGAACCCGGTCGCTCATTTACTCTTCCCTGACCACAGTCCAATCGAGTGTTGCCGCATCCAAGTCTAATCTAAAAACGGTCCTCCTGATATCTCCGTTCTTGTTTGTCACCGACCGGACACGGTAAGCGTACCTGCGACCACCGGGCGTTGTGTAGAACGTAGCCGTCCGCTCAGCCTCGGTAGCCGGGGTTGTCTTGGTTACCGTCTCGCCCCTGGCAAACGCCCCCTGTGCAAACTCCCTTTCCCGTCTCTCGATATCGGCATACCGCTTCTTGTACTCAGCTTCCATGGTAGGAAACTGCGAGATAATCCCAGGGCCTTGCTCGTAAGCAGCAGCCAGTAGGTCGAGTTGTTTGGCATCGGTAGCTGCGCCGTACATCGTGAATCCCGGGAGTCCAACCTCCCCAAACTTGCCGCGCAAAATATTTGTCTCTAGGAACGTCTCAAGCGAAGCCTCGACGTGTTTGTCGATGGACGACTGCGCCGCCATCATCAGTTTCTCCGGCGTGATCCCCGGCTGCCTGGATAGCGACTCCAGCGCCGCCAAAGCATTCCCCATCTCTATCGCAAGTGCCGACCGGTCATTCGTATTCGCCGCAGCCATAGATGTCTGATAATAGGTTGACAGCATGGATGCCGCTTGCTTGTAGTCATCCCGACCGTTGAACGGTTGGATACGAGCATTCCACTTCGCCGCGTCATCCGCAGAAATCCCATGCCCAACTTGCTCTGCTATCCACTGTGTTTTCTGCTCCACCGTCCATGACGAGTAGTCAAATAGCACCTTTCCGCCAACTTTGGCCGACGCGCCGAACACTCTCCGGTACGCCTCAATTTCCATGGCTTCTGTGGTCGAGCCTTCACCACTCTCGTGTCGCTTCTGCAACTCTAATCTCTTCGCAAGGATAGCTTCGTAGGCTTTCTCGTCACGGTTCCCGTTCGCATCAAGAATCTTGTACCCGTTCCATGCTTCGTTGATTACAGCGATAGGCACTTCAATCCCGGGATTCTTCCCTGCGTCTACCGCCCCATACAGCTTCCCGTACAACGGGGCCTCTTGCGATACGACACCGGCCTCAATCTGCTTACGGGACTTCACTGCCAACTCGTAAGCTGACCGTATCTCCTTGAATCCAGTGTCGTTATATAGAGCCGGAGCCTGGGCCGTACCAGCCAATCCCGTCTCCATAGACTCCAAGGATGGCATTTCGGCTTCCATGTTCTGCGACGCCGAGAACAACTGTGTGATTGCTTTGTTAGCATTCTGACTCTGCTGCGCCTCAAGCCGTTTGTCGGGCGTAAGATTCCAAGCACTAAACAGGGACTCGACTCTTGAGCGTACTACCGTGTCATGCGTTGTCCCGGCGAATGCAGCGGCAGCAGACCGCAACTCCTCCGGTGTCGTGTATTCTCCGTTGAGATACTTCTTGTCAAACTCTGGCCACTTCGCGTCAGCGTCTGCTTGCTTCTGCCTCTGAGCAATATTTGCAAGAGCCGTTGTTTCAAACTGGTAGGACGCGATCATGTCCTCTACTTGACCTTCCTCAAGGCCATAGTCCGTAGTCGCCAACAGTTGGATTGCCTTATCGTTGCCGAGCTTGTCAAGTTCCTTCTTGACCTTGTTGTAGTTTCCAATCTTCACGTTGTCCATTATCAACTTTACGGACTCTTCTTTGGTCATCGCCCCCGACCGGAATAGTCCAAGGCCAATATCAGGAATTAGTTCAGGCATCCCCATACGGGCTGCGTCCATAATGGCGCCCATGCCCGCAGCCTCCGCTTTAACGTCTATCTCGTCTATCGCCATCTTGCGATAGGTGTCTGTTACCGTCTCTCCCTGGACTGTCCACCATTTCGCAAACTCATCCCGTGCATCCTGCGTCGTTATGTACTTCGCCGCTGCCTTCTGTTCAATATTTTTCTTTTGTTCGTCCCATCCCTTCCACGTCGCTTCCCAATTCGGAGCCGTAGAGTTCTGAGCAGCGTAGTCATACTCGTTCGCCGCAGACATGGCATACCGCTGTGCTTCGGTGAACTCCGTAAACACCTTGCCCTTGTAGAGGGCTTCCCCAGCCTGCCCCGCCGCCTTGGTCAGTGTATCAAGCAGATTAAGGGCTTGCTGACCAAATCTCTGTAGAGACTTACCACGCTGGAGTTCTGCCCCGGTATCGGGGTATGCGATATCAATAGCCACCAGAGCCTCCAAATTGCAGTTCAGGGACAGCGGCCACAAACCCGCTATTGTTCAAGTACGACCGACTATTAGTTGGCGTGAACGAGGTAGTTTGGGGAGTAGCCGACGGTAGCTTCGATACATTCTGCGCTATCCCATATCCGGCACTCGCCGCATCCATTATCCCGCCCAACGCTGTAAGGGCCATCCCGGTCCCCTGCATCCATTCAGCCTGAGTCTGCATGTACGCTTGGTCGTCCTCGGACGTAGCACGGTTGTACTCCGTAAGCGTCTGTTGCGCCGTAGCCTGCGCCTCCCGCGTGTCTTGTGCACGAATCGTGTCAGCATAGTTCAGTTCCGCCCGAAGCATGTTGTTGCGGATAACTTGCTGTGTGTATGCCCCCTCGGCCCGCGCCACGCCAATCCCGAGATTGGCGACGGCCACCCGTCTTCCAACAGCCTTACTGACACTCGCTGCCATCTTGAGCACGGAACCACTCTCTACTGATACACCGCCAGCACCGGCGGCGGCACCAATCTGCCCCTTAGTCTCTTCACCGGTACGCGCAGTCTCAAGCCCCTGAACGGCTTGCCCGGCCACTTGAGCCGCGGTTTGGAGCTTCGATACATCCGCTTGCCCTTCCAACTCATTCAGCGTCATGCTTAGGTTGGTAGCAGCGGCCTCCCTGTCTGCCTCTATGTCGTCAAGCTCGGTCTGGAGGGCTTGCTGAATCTGGTCGTAATATCCACCTGGCTCGTTGAGGATATCAAGGTTCTCGGCTTGTTGCCGCAGCCGTTCCGCCTCGGCGTCCTGCTGCTGCATTTCGCCTACCGTAATTAGGCCAACGATAGCCCCGGCCAAGAAGCCTAGGAAAGTCCCAATACCGGGAAGGAACAACGACCCGGCTATGGCTCCAGCAGCAGCAGCCCCGCCTACGGTCCCAATTTGCAATGCCGGATCAACAGCCATTACCTATCCCCACTTTCCGAGTCTGCCAGTAGACCCACTACTTCAAACGGGGTAGGCTGCGTGACTACGAGCCATAGGTAGTTGTCCCGGTCAAACTGCCCCGGGAAGTTCACCGGTACAATATCCGTAGTGAGTAGCGCCGTGCTCGACAAGGCCAAGACGGCTTCCGTGGCAAGGGTGTACGTCGGCCCCATGAACCCACCAAGGGAGTCATGCACCCACAACAGCGTGTTACTCGTCCTTCGGTTGAGGCCAGCCCCGCTACCGTTAGGCGACCCGTAGTCGCTTCGCATGGTCTGGAGCTTCGACGTATAGGGAAGACCAGCGTGCGCTGTAGTCCCGCTATACCCCGTCGTAAACGCTATAGTTCCGGAGGCGGCCACAGTAAGACCGGACAGCCACTCGTTGCCGTCTATCAGCACGTCCACGAGTTTTCCCGCAAGGTGCGTCAAGGAGCCCATCGTCGCAAAGGTCGCTCCAGCGGTCACGCTCACCCCGCTGTCCAGATAGTGAGCCGACGTTTGGGATGCCGGGTTCAACGTGCTGAAATATTCCACGTACCTCTTCGTGGAACCCCCGATTGTTCTCTTGACGATTGCCCATACCTCGTCCTCTGCCCCGCTCGTTGGGACTACTGCGATGCTTTCAAAGTCTCCATCAGTAACTATGCGTGTCCATGCCACTACGTTAGGCGGATGGTAGGTAAGCGCAAGGAGCGTCCCGTCCCCACGGATGGCGTAGAGAATAGCCTGCGGGTCGTCTTGGTGGGCAAGCTGCGTCACCCCACCCTCGGTGATATGCCCGGCATGGTAGGTAAGGTCTGGTGACTGCCATGCACCTGTTCCGGCTTGAGGGACGTAGCCACGGATGACTTCGCCGCCACGCTGCACAAAGACAATAGTGTCATGGATGCGCACCGGCTTCACGTTGGCAGAGCCGAAGGTAGACTGCTTGAGTGCCTGTACCCCGTTAGGTGTGATGCCAAGGCCCGGCTGGCCACGAAGGACTATCTCCTCGGTGCGGGTGCCAACTACAAGCTCCGTGCCGCCCATAATCCACTTAATATCTACGTTGCGATCGCCGGATAGTTTGTAAGTCCACGCTTCGTTGGCAAGGTCGCCAATGTAAAATACATTCGGCTTGCCCGTCCTCGACCCCCACACGGATGATGGCTCATTGTTTGTTGGACCTATGATAATTCGCTGTTCATGAAATGTTACGTCTGCCGGATAATGGTCCGTAGCATCAAAGGATTCGGAATCTTTGGGTTTAGCTACTACGATTTGAGTGAAATAGGAAGTAGCTCCATCGCCAATACCGACAAACACATCAGAACTTTGCTTTGTCCAAGTGATTCCATCGTCGCTTTTCAAAACATACGGAAAACCACCTACCGCCATGAACTGGTGGCCTGTCCATATCATGGACTGGATGGCAGCCGTAAGCCCAGACGGAGGGGACCGCCGTGTCCAACTCGTCCCATTTGCGCTGGTAATTATTTCGGCGCCTGCAACACTGCCGCCGTGAGCAACCCACAGGCCACTCCCCCCAGGCAGGCCATATGTTAGGCCGTACAGGCGAGTCGTCCCCGTCGGGGTAGTTCTTTGTGTCCATGCTCCTGTTACGCTGGTAGCCGTATAGATTGTACCAGTTAAGCCGGGATTACCGTAGGCGGATGCAACCCAAAGTGTTGTCGAATTATCTACAGCGCCAGAACTGTAAATGTCTGTCATGATAACAGAACCTGCCAACGCCACTGACGTCCAAGTGTGGGCATTTATTGAATATCCCGACTTCGCAACACCTCCTATTCGCCAACCGTATTCAACAGGATTATAACCGATTGCAAAGAAGGTTCCAGTCGCAGGCGCGGATTTCTCTACCCAAGTAGTACCCAAATCGTAACTAACCCATAGGCACCCACTGACTGCCGTGCTTTCATCGTTGATGAGTACCATTTTACTAGAACCGGCCCTAACATTGTAACCGCTATTAGCTGGAGTATTGGGTATGGTGGGGAATGTGCTAACCCACGATATGGCATCATCGCTTAAATAGGATTCGTTGGTTCCGACGACAATCCATGTCCCGTCCAACCATGCCCCTCTTAAAGCAGGCCCGTCACCGGTTGTCGGCAATACAATATCTTTCCAATCCTCACCGTCTATCGAAAACACCCCTCGCCCGTAAGAGCCAAAAATACCGATTCCGTTCCCAGATATGATAGGGTCTATTCCAAGCGTCCAACTCGCCGCACTGGTAAACGCCAACTTCCGCATGGCATACGCCGGGTGCGTCCAGTAGACAGCCTTCTCGTCGGGGATGTACTGCCACCGAAGGTCCGACAAGTCAGCCGTGCTCCACGGCGTCGCCACCTCGTATGGCGCACCGATGACACTGTGGCTCGACTGCTGGAAGAACCGCATGTAGGCATCGCCAAGCTCCAGCACGAAGCTGTTGGTGGTGTCTATCTCAACCGGGACAAGAATGGTCTCGTCGGCAGAGTCTTTCACCTCACGGACAAACCGTGTCCCCGGGCGTCGGATGGCACTGCCGGTCTTGCGAACAATCCAGTTCTCAAGCGTCCGCGCCCCGCGCTGCGTTACCTCGTTGGCAATACCGTCGAGCCTCGGGTCTAGTTCCCCACTACCAAAGTCACGGGGAGGCGGTCGGCTTCTCATCTTACATCACTCCACAACTGCTCCGGCTCAGGCGTCCCCTCGCTCCCCATGGCGTTTGTCAACTTGGCTCTCGCAAGAGCACTCTGGTATTCGGCACGCATATCGGCCCGTAAGTTTTTGTCCGAGTGAATACGCATGCCTACGAACCACGCGAGTCTTGCAACAATCACTTCCACAAGGTCCGGTTCGTAGAGGCTCGGGTCTGTCTCTTGCTTCGTGTACACAATCCCGGCATTTTCCACATTCGTGTACAGCCGCGTCCGCTCTTTCCTCCATAGGTAACTCTCGTCCCTCCCGAATTGCTCGTCAATGACTTCCCACACCTTCATGCAGTCGGTGGGAAGGTCGTATACGTAAGACCACTCACTTCCAGGCGATACCGTAACCCGGCCACCCGAAACCCATGCCGTATAACTCGTCCCGTCCGTCGAAGTACCGTCAAGGCCGTACAAGGATATGGCGTTAGACGTTGCCGACTTAACCCGGAACGTGTATC